ATATAAAAGAGGATTTGCCGTCTGATGTGATTACAGCCAGTAATCTTGATCCGGTAAATTTCACATTTCCGTATAACACGATGTCGGCAGATTGGGGAGCAGGTGAAGTGATATATCGTTTCTATGAATTGCCCGATAAATGCTTGGAGACAGGGGGATGCTTTCCGGAGGTAGTGCAGGTATATACACAATGCCTTTGTGAGCAAAACGGTATTTCCTATCCGATGGTAGTGGCCCTCATAGAGAGGGAAAGTCAGTACCGATACGATGCGTTGGGAGACGATGGAAAAAGTAAAGGATATATGCAGATTTATCAGATGTGGCATGAAGAACGAATGGAGAAGCTGAACTGCAAAGATTTGCTTAATCCATACCAGAACATCAAAGTTGGGATAGACTATTTGGCTGAGCTTACAGAAAAGTACGAGGATGAAAGGCTGGTACTTATGTATTACAACAGGGGCGGCAGAAATTCGTATGGAACGGGAGCCTTGGATTTGTGGGAAAAAGGCATATACGAGACGGAGTATTCAAGAACGATTTTGGAAAGAATGTCCGAGATCGAGAAGGAGCTAGGTGCGACAGAATGAAGCGGATAAGAAGAGTGGTAATTAAGAATTGGATTCCATTAACCATAGGTTTTTGTTTGACAGCTGTGGCAGTGAAAAGTGCATATGAATGGCGGGGGTATGCCGCAGTGGGGAGTGAATGGTTGGTTTTGCCATTCACTGTTTTTGCTTTTGATAGGGGGAAGAAATTTCTCAGAAACGCCCTTCCTGTTTTGGTTGATGCTATCCGAGAAGAGAGAAGGTGCAAAGGAAGATAATGTGTGCAATATGTAGAAAAGAGCCATGCGACAGCAGATGTCCGAATGCCCCGGAACCACAGCCAGTTACAATTTGCATTGGCTGCGAAGAGGGGATATACCCAGGAGAAAAATACTTAGATTTGCCAGAAGGTGCGATATGTGAAGCGTGTGTTGGGGCAATGAACGGAAGAGAACTTCTGGAGTATTTAGGGCAGGAGTTATGCGAAGCACATGAAAGCGATTTTTAAAGGAGGATGATAAGAATGATTACACAGCAGACAGCAAACAGACAGCAGATGCCGGCCACTCAACAGCAGGCACCGCCAGTTCCTATAGTGAATCAAGTAAAAGCAATGCTGTCAGAGGATAAGGTAAAGAAAAAATTCACAGAGATACTGGGGCAGAAAGCACCTCAGTTTATGGCATCAATTATAAATACAGTGTCAGGCAGTGCGCAGTTAAAGAAGTGTCCGGCAGCATCAATAATTGGAGCTGCATTCGCGGCGGCAACATATGACCTTCCAATAGACAGCAATCTGGGCTTTGCTGCTATTGTTCCGTACAACGAAAGCGTACTAAATCCCCAGACAGGGCAGTATGAAAAGCATCCGAGAGCACAATTCCAGATGATGTACAAGGGGTTCATCCAACTGGCAATCCGCTCCGGATACTACGAGAAAATGAATTACGCAGTGGTCTATGAGGACGAGCTTCAGTCGTACAACCCGATCACAGGGGAGATTAAATTTGTGGAGGATTTCAGCAACTGTACACAGAGGGATGTCGGTGACGCTACGCATGTGGCTGGGTATTACGCATGGTTCCGGTTGAAAACCGGGTATAGCCAGGAACTATATATGTCAAAGAAAGCGGTTGACAATCATGCAAGGAAATATTCACAGGCATACAGATATGATCTGAACAAGGGCAAGAAGTCGAGCAAATGGACTACGGACTTTGAGGCAATGGCATTAAAGACGGTAATCAAGCTGCTTCTCAGCAAGTGGGGAATCCTGTCAGTAGACATGCAGAGGGCCATCCAGGACGATCAGAAAACCTTTGACGGAGAAGGGGATGGAAGCTACGGAGACAATAAGCCGGATGCTTTACCGCCAGCACAGGACCCATTTCAGATTGAGCAGCAGGAAGAGGAAGAACCAGAAGACGTAGATATTGAAGATATGTAGGAGGTAGGGATATATGATTTTGACGGCAGAGAATTATTATAGCCAGGAGGCAGACAAGGAGTACATGAGTGTATCACAGTTCAAGGATTTCAACGGTACATACGGAAAGATGCCTTGTGAGTTTACAGCACTGGAAAAGTTGGAACGAAGATGGGAAGAACCAAAGTCTACGGCGCTTATGGTCGGTAGCTACGTGGATTCCTATTTTGAGGGAACGTTGGATACGTTTAAGCTGGAGAATAAGGATTTGTTTAAGCGTGATGGAACCTTGAAAGCCGAGTATGTAGGAGCAGAAAAGGTAATTGAGCGAATTGAACGGGACTCGTATTTTATGAAATTCATGTCCGGCGAGAAGCAGGTAATTATGACCGGAGAACTGTTCGGGGTAAAATGGAAGATCAAAATAGACAGCTATCTTGAGGATATTGCTATTGTTGATTTGAAAGTTATGGCCTCCATTACGGATCTGAAATGGGTGAGAGATATCGGCTACCTCGATTTTGTCCGGTATTGGGGATATGACATTCAGGGAGCGGTTTATCAGGAAATCGTAAGGCAGAACACCGGGAAGAAACTTCCGTTCTACATTGCCGGGGCCACGAAGCCCACAACGGCACAGAAAGAGCCGGATATTCGCATTATTCATGTGACAGACAATTATCTTGCAGAGGCGTTGAACATGGTAGAAGCGAACATGCCTAGGATTCTTCGGGTGAAGAGTGGGGAGGAAAAACCGGATAGATGTGAATTGTGTGATTGCTGCAGGAAGTCAAGAGTGCTGACCGGTCCTATCTCCATTACAGATTTGACTGCAGCGATCTGACGAGGTGAAGAATGGCGGAAAAAAGATACTATTGGTTGAAACTGACGGAGCAGTTTTTCAAGGATAAACCTATGAAAAAGCTAAGGAAGATAGCTGGGGGCGATACTTATACCATTATCTATCTGAAAATGCTTTTGAGGGCGATATCACAGAAAAACAGGCTGTACTTTGAGGGGGTAGAGGAGAATTTCATTGACGAGTTGGCTCTGGATTTGGACGAAGAGCCGGACAATGTATCGGTAACAATAGGCTATCTGAAAAGTAAGGGGCTGTTGAAGGTTGTCGGAAATGATGAAATGGAATTGCTTCAATGCGAAGAAATGACCGGAACGGAAACAGATGCGGCCAGGAGGAAACGTCTGCAGAGGGAACGTGAAAGGCAGAGAGAAATCCAAGGAACATCGCAGGAAATGCTTCCGGAAGAAAGCGTACCCCCTCAGCTCCCGGATACACAAAAACCAGAGAAACCCAAGAAAGAGACGCAGGTGCAGATTTTCCACAGGCTATCTGGGAATTATCAGTTGTCAGAGCCCGTGAAAGAAGAGATGGAGCTGTGGTTCAAATACAAGACGGAGCGAAAAGAATCTTATAAGGAGCAGGGAATGAAATCGCTGCTGAAGCAAGTAGAAAAGCGTTCCGCTCAGTACGGAGACAAGGCAGTGATAGACCTGATCGAAACCTGTATGGGAAGCAACTGGAAAGGAATTATCTGGGACATTTTAGAGAAGAACAATTCCACAAGAGCAGGAATCCAGAACAGAGTGAGCGAGGTGGATAACTGGTAATGGAACGAGAGGAATTCAAAACGCTGGTAAAAGGGATGAAAGCGGTGTACGCACAACCTACCTTTATTCCGGATCAAGACGCTTTTAATGTGTGGTATGAGCTTCTGAAAGACTTGCCATATAAACAGGTGAGTGTAGCCATCCAGAAGTATATGCTGACGGAGAGATTCCCACCAACGATAGCGGACCTAAGGTCAAAGGTAACAGAGATTATAGAGCCGGAGTTGGAGGGAATGAGTGAACTGGAGGCTTGGTCCATCACAAGAAAGGCCATTGGAAATTCCGGATATCATGCAGAAGAGGAATTTGCAAAATTGCCGGAGGCCTGCCAGATGGCGGTCGGCAGTCCGGCGAATCTGCGGGAATGGGCGTTGATGGATTCCGACCAGGTAGGAACTGTTGAGCAGTCTCACTTTATCCGAAACTACAGAACAGCGGTAAAACGGATCAGCGAGGACAGGAAAATTCCGAACCAGATAAGGAATTTGATTTCTGAGATTCAAGCAGAAAAGCGGATTGCGGCAATGGAGAATGTGAAACTGCAGCCCCCAGAAGAACCCGTAAAGCTAGAGGCGGAGGAAGAAGAAAAAACCGTAGGTATGAGCGAGGAAACCAGAAGAAAACTGGATGATTTGCTCGGAAGAATGAAGAGAGCATAGGAGGATTGATGGTATGGCATTAGAAAAAATAGCGGAGCTTAGCATCGACAAACTGGAAGACAGAAAGACGGTAACGGCTATTCTGCATGAGAATGGCTACACGGTTGGTCCCGGAAAGAGAAAAAAGACAGAGACAGGGAAGCAACTGGACTATTATCTCAAAATTTACAAGGAGACAGGAAATGTTGGATAACCAAGGAACATCAGAGGAGGAGATAATGCGTAGCATACGGTTTACGATTCCAGGAGTGCCGTTTGGAAAACAGCGGCCGAGAGTTACGGTCAGAAAATATAAAGACGGCCAAGGGAAAGAAAAGGCGTTCAGCAAAGCGTACACGCCTAAGGAAACAGTCAGCTACGAGAACCTGGTTAAGCTGATGTACCGTGAGGCGGCCAAGGGAAAGCGCTTCAAAGACGATGATATGCTGGATGTTCGCATTATCGCATATTACGAGATTCCTCAGTCAACGAGCAAGAAGAGAAGGAAGCTGATGTTGGAGCATAAGATCAGGCCAACCAAAACGCCGGATTGGGACAACATTGGGAAGATTGTGTGCGATAGCCTGAACAAGATCGCCTACCATGATGATAGCAGAGTGGTCGATGCGCAGGTAAGGAAGTTCTATTCTGAAACACCGAGAGTAGATGTTACGATCCGGAGGATTGATCCGGGAGAGATATAGGAGGCAAGCATGAATAAAGCACGGAGAAAGAAACTGGGAAAGGCATTTGATAAGTTGTGCGAAGTTGGAGATATTCTCTCCGAGGTAAAGGAAGAGGAAAATGAGGCAATGGAGAATCTTCCAGACAATTTCCGCTTCGGAGATCGTGGGGAGGAAATGCAGAATTATATTGATATGCTCGATGAAGTTGATGGCTATGTCGAGGATGCAAAATCGGTTATTGAGCAGATATGAGGTGAAATAGTTGGAAAACCGATTGGAAGATTACAGTTTTCAACGCTGGGGTAATTCCTATGTGAAAGGCATGGGGCCGAAAGGTGGGAAGATTTACGGCTTTAGGGAAATCTACAAAACTAAGGTTGGTGACTTTTCACCGGAAGAATGGAGAAAGACGGTTCGGCAAGCTATTGAGGATGCAGGAGAAAAAGAACTGCTGGAGGAGATTAAGCGGCACTGTAGATCGCATTGCGCATGGCTTCATAGAGAGGCGGATATTGAGGAATATTCAATGAAGTGTTTGGTAGAAAGAGCTTATCGGCACTGGAAAGATTTTAAAGGAGGATTACAAATGGCAGAAGAAAAAGTTGAACAGGCGGAAGTTGTAGAGAACGTACCGGCGAAGATGGAATTTCGCCTGATTAACCCGACAGAAAAAGGCTTTCTGAAACATATTGAGTGGAATAAGGCGGAGTTGGAAGCCGCAGTTAAGGCAAAGGTTGCGGAATATTCTGGAGTGGCCTATACAGAGGAGACTTTGAAACTGGCAAAGAGCGACCGGGCAGAGCTGAATAAACTGCTGAAAGCGATAGAAGAACGCCGGAAAAAAGTGAAGGAGATCATCAACAAGCCATACGCTGATTTTGAGGCAGAGCTGAAAGAAGTAACTGCTTTGATTCAGGAACAGATGGATGAAATTGATCAGCAGGTAAGCGTCTTTGAGAAAAAGCAGAAGGAAGAGAAGGAGAAAAAAATACGGGAGGCTTACGAGGAGGCTATTGGTGAGTTGGCGCCGGTTCTTCCGTTCGAGAAAGTCTTCGACAGTCGATACCTCAATAAGACGTATAAGCTCAGCACGGCACAGGAGGAAGTAAAGCAGAAGATTCAGCAGGTCCGGACGGATTTGGAAACTATTGACAGCCTGGATAGTAAGTACAAACTGAATGCAAAAGACGTTTATATTAAGACACGGAATCTCAGCAAGGCTTTGGCTGAGAATAAGAGACTTACTGATCTGGAGGAAAAGCTGGAGGCTGAACGTATTCGGAAGGAAAAGGAAGCAGAGGAACGCAGACAGGCAGCGGAGAAAAGAAAAGCGGAAGAGGAGAAATGCAGAGCCGAGGCAGAAGCGAGGAGACAGGAAGAAGAACGGAAAAGAGCAGAAGCTGCCAGAATTGCCAAAGAGCAGGAGGACGAAAACCAGAGTGTAGCAAAACAGGTAGAAATCGGATCAGAGCAGCCGGAATCCGGATCAAAACTGGTAAAAACAGAACCGGAGCAGGCAGAAATCGGAATGGATGGAATAGATGGCGGACCAATCACTACAATGGGAAGGACGATTGAGAGCATTGAGAGATCGGCATTTTCTGCTGCAGTAGACCCGTTTGCTCAGAAGCCGGAGAAAAAAGCCAGGGTAAGATTCTTCGCTATTGGTACGAAAGCGCAGTTAAAAGGCTTAGTAGAGTACATGAAGGAAAACAACATCAAATACGGAAAGGTGGAGTAGGCTATGAATGATTTCAAGAAAGAGCTGAATTTTGAGAGTGATACATTCAGCAATGTTAAGCGGGATATGAACTTTGTTCTGCAAAGGCTTCTGGGTAATATGCAGGAGAAGGGAGCGACAGAGGGCAGTATGACTTTGAAGATAGATGTCAGTTTCGATACGGCATATATTCCGAATTACGATCCAAGTATTGAAGGAGAGAGCCGCAGAATTGAGAAGCCAAAGTTTGCGCATAAAGTGACCTCTTCTGTTCAGATCAAGGATGAAAAGAAGGGGAACATGGATACAGAGATGAAGCTGATGTTTGATGATGATTCCGGAGAGTATATCATGAAACCTATTGCGAACACGGAGCAGAGAACCATTTTCGATGATGATTTTGAGGACAACATCCATCCGGGCAAAGATTCTGAGGAAGCAGATCAGGAAGAAAATCATTCGAGCGGAATACCTCAGCTTCCAGGACCTACAGATGGAGAAGTAATTGACGCTGAGTACACCGAAATGGAAGAAACTGCAGAGCCGCAGGAGAATGCACCGGAGCCAGAGAACCCGGAAGGGGGAGAGGGCGAATCTTTGGAAGAGTTCGAAGATATGACAGACGAGCTTCTGGAAGATGGCAGTACAGAGGATGATGATTCGGATGATTATGACTATGAGGAACCGGAGGACGAGTAATGAAGAGGCTGAAAGAAAAACGGATGAAAAGCTATGTTAATCGTGGGAATAGTCTTCTCCAGGAAGGAAAGCAGAAGGAAGCTATGAACATGGTAGCGGACGGCTTGAAGTATTATTCAAATAATATCATCAATGCAATTTCACCGTATTCTGCAGCGGATGCGGGGCTGATCGTAACAGCCCTGCGTCACATTGCGAATGAAGTGGAGGTAAAAAATGCAGGAGCGAAGGAATTGGCTGATTACTTGGCTAAGAATGTTAGTGCGCCGACTCTTACGGAGGAGCAGAAAGTTAAAAAGCCAAATATGCAGTGATGGAGAAGAAGGGATGAAAAACGGTCAAAAGATTCAGGAAGGAAGCCTTTATATAATGGGCGAAGATGGATCACAAAGAAAGATCGCAACAATTTCAGAGGCGATTATCCAGACAGAAAATCTTCTCATGGAAGCCCAGGAAGAAACGGGGCGGGAAGTGCGCTCAATCATGGGGATTCAGGAGAGTTTTGAGATAACTCTGGAAAATGTAAAAATACCGTATCGGGCCAGATTAAGCTTATTGTATGGATTTAATGTGACAAATAACTGGTTGAAGATGCATGGCGGCATTATGGAAAGGAAAGTGCAGACCAGAAGAGCGAATGTTTTGTTGAATAAAAAAGGAGAACGACATGAGTAAAAAGTGGAATTATATTGAGAAAGCTGGAAACCCGAAAACTCCGGGAGTTTACTGGTGTACGCTTATTGCATACGAATGGAGAGAAGGCAAGAGGACCGGTAGACGAGTTGCTTATGCAGAAACGAGATATTTTGCCGATCTCAATGAGGAGCCAGACGCAAAAGATTGGATAATGGATGGAGAGCCAGAAACAGGGTTGGCATGGACTAAAGAGCTTGGCAGCCGTGAAGCAGAAAGAGTACATGCGTGGATGCCTATGGAAGATGTAGAGATTGCTGAGTTACCGGATGGAGTTGAACTCTTAAATGATACGGTGTAGATGTTAGATTAGAGGATGTGATATATGGCAACAAGAAGATACATATTTATTCATGAGATAATTTCCACGGAAGAGGAAAAGCTGCTTGAAAAAATGAAAAAACTCCCGGTTGATGGACGAAGAACGAAGCCTCAGACGATTAAGCAGGTGAGACAGCCCATTAACGATGCTTCATTCCAGATCGCCAGAAAGTACAATGTGTTGGTGAACTATCCACGTATGACTATTCAGGGCAAGGAAGTTGTTCTTGGGAAAGCATCAATTCTTCTTCCGAGCGGAAGGTTTGTGGACTGGGATGAATTGAGGGTGATGGAGTTAGAGCGGGAAAATAAATATAGTACCGGGAAAAGTCAGATCCAAAAGAATTGCAGAAAGGCAGAACGGAGGTGGTGATTATGAGAAAAGCTGCAGGAGGAAACTTCGGACAGTGCAGAACTTGTGGAGCACGGATTGTGTGGATCAGGACGAAAGCGGGTAAAAACATGCCAGTTGATCCTCAGTTTGTGGATTATAAGAAAGTCCAGAACGGCAAAGAAAGAATTGTCTTGCCAAGCGGAGAGGTAGTTGCCGGGGAGCGATGCAAGGCTGGGGAAGCGGATGGGTATGGCTACATATCACATTTTGCAACTTGTCCGGGATATAAGAAGTAGAACGAAGATTTAGCGAGGTGAATCATGGATAGAGAAAACATCATGCCGTTTTACGTGGATTACGTTAATAACGGTGGAGTAATATCGCCAATGAATACGGAAAAGTGTAGAAAATATTTGCAAGAAAGAGCGGGAGTGAAAGTCAGCCATGAAGATGTGCTGTGGCTTTTCTATCATGCAAAACAAGGAGGAAAACATGAGAACTAAATCAGAATATGCAGTAAGGTCAGCTACGTTTGGAAAAAACAACAATGCACCAATGTTCTCAAATGATGTGTTGTACGGGAAAGTTGGAATGTTTGGACACCTGATTCATGTAAACGAGTTGGAATTGGGCTGAGAGATAGTTTAATGCTTTGCGGAGGATGTAGAAATGAGCAAAAAGACAGTAGTATTTGACTTTGACGGAGTGATACACAGCTATTCAAGCGGTTGGCAGGGTGTAGATGTTATTCCTGATCCGGTTGTACCGCATATACAGGAGGCGATCAATAGACTGCGTATGGATGGATACGAGGTGATTGTAGTATCTACCAGGTGCGCTTACCCGAATGGAATGGGAGCGGTAAGACGTTATCTAAGAGACAATCATATTGTGGTTGATGATGTAATGGCAACGAAGCCGCCTGCAGTTTGTTATGTGGATGATAGGGCGATATGCTTTGACGGCCTCCCGGAAACACTGGTAGAAAAGATAAGAGATTTTAAACCGTGGAATCGGTGATTCGGATAAGAAGGAGGAGACGATGTGAGCAACAAATTAAAGAGAATGCAAAAGAGAGCGGGACGCGTGAGGGCAGAAAGGGAAGAGGCAGAGCGAAATGAAGCTCCGGGGAATGGAACAATGGGATACAAATATGAGTTCCGTGAAAGGCAGTCATGGACGTTCTTGGAGAAGAGGAGCGAGGAACACGAGGCTCCGCCCAGAGGAATACCAGGAGTCTATGAATTACTTGACGGTGGGATTAGGCCGGTGGCCGGCCGGAGAGGTTTTGAGTGCGGAGTGGTCGTACTGATGTGAAATAAAGGGGGATGAAATGAAAGAACGATCAGAGCAATCAATTTACAATGGAGAGAAGAAAACGGTTATTCCTGTTGAGATGCTTATGGAAATGCCGGCAAAAGCTGTTATTCAAGTAATCTCTACAAGAGGTCGGGGAAATGTACTTGTTTCTATCGGGAAAAGGATATTTTACATGAGCGATTTGAGCATAGAGAAAGTAGATAACTATGATACCGTAAGAGAATGCGGTACGACCTGTTGGAAAATTGGAAAACATTTTAATGAGGCGGAAATAGGACTGACAGAGATAATAAAAGCATCAGAACGACATGAAAAACAAGCACATGAGATATGGATAAAACTGCTGTAGTACACGCAATAAAAAAGCCAGCCCCTTGACGGAGCCAGCAAACCCTACTGAGATTGTATCTCAGAACCAGAGCAAAGTCAAGGAGGTGGCATCATGACAGAGGAAAGTATTGTAATGGCAGAGACGCCGCAGGAGGAAAAGAAGTTCGTTGTCATATCAGCGGAGGACTTGGATAATCTGATTAAGGCGGCAGGCAAGGAAGGGGCGAAGAAAGGAGTAGAAGCCTATGAGCGAAGAAAGGAAAAGGAACGGGAAGAGCTGGCAGATAAGGTCAAGAACAGTGCAAAGACGATTATCATTCATTACCGCCAGTTAAAGAGAATGAGAAGTACATCCGTGACAGGGAGCGACACGGTGACAGACCCCACACTGAAGGAGATTCTGGATGGAATCCTGGATAGAGTGAGAAAAGAGGAATTTAATCTGACGAGTACGAACAGGAACCGGATCGTGACGGGAATGCTACTGAACCATGTGGATGTACAACTGGAGAATTATAAGAAGGAGTGCAAGAAGTCAAAAATTCAGGATATCCAGCGAAGATACAGAGTGGTTGAAATGATTTACCTGAGAAAAGAGCCTATGGCCTTAGAGGAAGTAGCGGAGCTGGAGCAGATCGACAAGAGCACGGTATATAGAACCCTGGAAAAGAGGGAGTGAAGAGCATAGAAACGAGGCGGAGCGTCCGGAATGCGAAGAAAAAGAATGTGCGAGAAAAGAGAACGAAATAACTCGCATATGCGAAAAGGTTGCACTAGACAAGCGAAAGGCTTCGTGTTATTCTGGTAAAAGCCCGATAAGTCATATGTCACCCCTAAAAAACGTGTTGTTTTTCTTCCCTCCGAGGCAGGACCGGGAGGTACAGACCTCCCGGAAGCAGCCTTTGGAAATGTGAAAAATCGGTTAAATAAGGGTATTTCAGTGTACTTAGACCTGCTCGCATAGTATAATAAAAGTATAACATATACTTGCATTTGCGAGAGAAAGGGAGTATCAGATATGGCTATTTGGACGAGCCGGTACAGCAATAAGGAGCTGACCGAGAACAAAGAGAAGTATTACTGCATTGGAATCAGCATAGGAGCGCCGAAGTTCCCGCTCGGGTATGAACTGGTGACACAATGCTATTCACTGGCACCGAAAGGGTATATGCTGAGAATGGATTATGACGCATTCAAAGAAGCATACTACCGGAAGCTGGAGGGAATCGGAGCAGACAGAATCGTTGATATGGTTATGAGGTTTGAGAGAGAGGCCGCAGACCAGAACAAAGATTTAGTGCTGCTTTGCTACGAGGATGTGAGAATACCGGAAGACTGGTGCCACAGAACGGTATTTGCTCAGTGGTACATGGAGCAGACCGGAGAAATCATCCCAGAGCTTTCAGACCCGAATCCTCCGAAAGAGAAGAAACCAACAGCTAAGAAAACACAGAAGACAGACAGTAAACGCCCTGCCGCTCAGAAGGAATCCCAAAGGGAAGACGAAGGGTTCCAGCAAATGAGTTTATTCGGAATGGCGGGCATGACAACATAATATCCGGACTTGGTGAAAGAATCACGCTTTCCTCCCAGGAGAGAGTTCCTGTTCATTGCAGGAGTCCGGTCCAAAAGAAACGGCATCGTATTTGAAACAGTACGGTGCCTTTATTTTGTGCAATCTGCCAAATCAGTCTCGGAAATTACGGGGGTAGTACAAGAGACTTGTTTGGCTTTTTGTATATTTTCAACAAAGAGAGAAAGGAGTGGAAGAGAAATGGCGTTTTTTAGGGACCCAGGAGAGATGTTTCTCGGTTGCCTTGGTACTGTGGAACAAAAGTATCTGGTGAAACTGATCGAAACAGCGGCGAAATCGGGCTATACAAGATTTGTTGAGCCGTGTGCAGGAACCTTTGCAATGGCAAACCTGGCGGTACGTGGTGGCTTCAAACCAGAGCAGATAGAAACAAGCGATGTTTCTATGATGACCTCTGTGCTTGGGTATGCCATCACAGGACAGTCTTTAGCGCCTCTGGAAATTCATGCACAAGGCTTCTCAGACGAAGAGCTGCTTGACCCTGCAACGGCTTTGTACGCACAGATGTACCTCCGCACTTCAAAGAGTGCCGGCAATGAATATTTTCACAATATGCTGATGGACTTGAAGTATCGCAGAGAAGAACATATAGCGAATATTCAAAGGCAGATCGACAGCACCAGAGAGCTTTTGCATGGAATGAGCTACCGCCCTCTGGATATGTGGGACCATCTGAAAGAGGTGCTTGACGATCCTCATGCGTTGGTTATAGCGAATCCTCCAACATATTTTTCCGGATATGAAAAGTTCTACGATACCCAGGGGAAAATGACATGGAAAGAGCCAGAGTATCAGCTGTTCAATCCGGAAACCGGACACCAGCAACTTTATGATATGTGCATGGATGCAAAGGCTTTGGTTATCTGCTACCAAGAGAAGCGTGTAGGTGAAGCGGTAGGCTACACAATCTTTGCCAGATCAGGAACCAGAGCAGACCTCAACAGCTATATCACTACGAACCGGGAAGAAGAGGCAGTTGCCCTGGCAAATGGAAAGAAGATCAAGCGTCCATCAGAAAGCAAGCTGGAGCCTCTGGAATGTAGTATGCTGCCGAGGGACTATGAAATTACAGAAGAAAGCAAGGTCCAGATTATTCCGATAAAGGGCGCAGAAGCTCAGTATTACCGGGTATTGTGGACTCACAATTTCGTAGGCTCCTCAGCTACATATAACCGGGCGTTGCTGATTGATGGGTATGTGGCCGGAGTATTCGGTATATCGAAGATGGCCGCTGATTCGCTCTTTGTCTGGTATGTGATGAAGGTTCCACATGAGAAGTACCGGCTCGGGCGGCTTTGCTACATGCTGGCGCAGAACCGGGAGTTTGCCAATTCACTTCTGGATGATCTTGACAAAGAAAAGGTTGTGAAGATCAGAACGGCAATGCTGACGAAGTATCCGGAAAATAAAGAGGTACGAGGAATTATGAAACTGGATTCGAGAGTGCAGGACAAACAGAATGGCTTCAAGCTGACCTATGAAGCTCCGCTGATAGATGGACGGTCTGAGCAGGAAACTCTTATCCAGTGGCTTAGAAAGGAGAAACAATGGCGGGAGAACAGAGCAAAGGCTATGAAGTAATATATGACATGGGCGCAGGTCTTGTGATTGCAAAGGTCCAGATAGACAGCATGAAAGAGCAGGATATTAACGCCAGGATTATGAAAAATGAGATGCAGGACCAGTTGACAGCGAATATCAAGAAGAGAGGGCAGTTGGAGAGCCTGCCATTTTTGGTATTGGTGGATGATAAGCTGGAAATCGTATCCGGGCACCACAGGATCAAGTCGGCAAGGGCAGCCGGTTTGAAAGAAATCATTGTCATTCTGGATGTGAGTGGTCTGTCAAGGAGCCAGATTGCGGCGAAGCAGTTGGCCCATAATGCGATTGCTGGATTCGATGATGATTCCACCCTAAGAGAAATCGTGAAAATGATAACGGATGTTGACGATATGCTGGAGAGCTTTATCGGGAAGGACATCATGGAAGAACCGCTGGAGCAGTACGATAAACTGGCATCCCCTGCGGTTCATTTTGATTTTAAGAATATCACGTTTGCGTTTCTGCCGCATCAGATCAGCGACATGGATGTCCTGTTGAAGAATCTGCAGAATACCGGAGCTGAGATTATCGGAGTAGCGGCATATGAGCAATGCAAGCGGTTCGTAGAGACGCTGGATAAGTACCAGAAGTTCACGGACATACGGAATGTAGGCGCTGCAGTGCATTCCATGATTGAGGCTGTCAATGAAAAAATGGATGCTGTCGGCTTCAGCGAAGACGAAGATTGGACGTACCTTACGAAGCTATTCGGGAGTAGTGCTGTGCCGGCTGAGTCTGCAGAAGTAATAAAGCAGGCCATCAAGAAAGCTGAGAAAGATGGAACGGTTACCAGCAAGAACAAGTGGCAGTTAATCGAATACCTTTGCGCTGATTATCTGAGTGGAAAGTAGATAAGGGATGGCAGCTAAGGTCAAATACAATCCAGATTATCACGATGACTGGGCGTGGTCTTTGGCTGCCATGGGAGCTACCAATGAGGAAATCGCAAAGGCAATGGGAGTTTCCAAACGGACAATCATCCGATGGAGTAAGGACCATGAGAGTTTCGGTGTAGCTCTGGCACAAGGGAAAGGAGTTTCCGATGCAAAGGTAGTAAGGAGTTTGTATCAGAGAGCCACAGGGTATGAGTACGAGGAGGAAAAGAAGATAATCGAATATGACAAGGATGGGAACGTCAAGCCTGTCAAGATCGAAAAGATAAAAAAACATGTTCCTCCGGATGTGGGTGCGCAATGCTTCTGGTTGAAGAACAGGCAGAGAGATAGATGGCAGGATAGACCGGAATACATACCAGAATCAACAGGTGACGAGGATCAGGTGCAGTTCTATCTTCCAGATAACGGGAGGGACAACATTGGGGAGAATAATTAGAATCGGGCCGCAGAAAGGTCCACAGGAAAAGTTCCTTGCCACTTCTGCTGACATTTGTATTTACGGTGGAGCCGCAGGAGGAGGCAAGACTTTTGGATTACTGCTCGAACCGATCCGGCATATGAATAACAAGAATTACAATGCTGTGATTTTCCGAAGCAGTTATACCCAGGTTACAGCCCCCGGAGGTTTATGGGATAGTGCAGGAAAGATTTATAGCCTCGTGCATGGTTGCTATCCGTTAAAGACACCAAAACTACATTGGACCTTCAAAAGCGGTGCAACGGTCAATTTCGCACACTTGGGTACTGATGCTGATGTTCACAACTGGCAAGGTTCCCAGATTGCCATGATCGGATTTGACGAGCTGACGCACTTCACGAAGCATCAGTTTTTCTATATGCTGTCACGAAACCGTACAGATTCCGGAGTGGCGCCATATGTGAGAGCAACCTGCAATCCGGATGCTGATAGCTGGGTGGCCGACTTCATTAAGTGGTGGATCAATCAAGAGACAGGATACCCTATTCCGGAAAGAAGCGGCGTTATCCGTTATATGATCAGGGTAAACGATGAAATTATATGGGCTGATTCCAAAGCAGAGCTGGCAGAGCAAGGATATGATCCGAGAGATGTAAAAAGTGTAACGTTTATAGCCAGTACATTGCAGGACAATAAAATCCTGATGCAGATGGACCCCGGATATTTGGCAAACTTGAAAGCACTGCCTACGGTTGAAAGAGAGCGATTGCTGAAAGGAAACTGGAAAATCAAAGCAGCGGCCGGTCTGTATTTCCGTAGAGTGCAAGTCGGTGCAATGCTGGAAGAGTTGCCGAATGATGTTGTTTCTTGGTGCAGAGGTTGGGACCTTGCCGCTACCAGTGAAGACGAAGACGGTGATCCAGCATATACGGCAGGCGTGTTGATAGGTAAGCGCAAGAACGGACGGTACATTGTGGCAGATGTTATCAATAAGAGATTGGCGGCATCTGATGTGCGGAAACTTATAAAAATGACGGCACAGGCGGATAGGGCAAAATACGGAAGAGTAATCCAACGGCTTCCGCAGGACCCAGGACAGGCCGGAAAAGAGCAGGCACAATCGTATGTAAAGATGTTGGCCGGCTTTCTGGTGAAGACCATAGGAGAGTCTGGAAGCAAGGAATCCAGGGCAGAGCCTTTTGCCGCACAGTGGCAGGCAGGCAACGTAGATGTGCTTATAGCAGAGTGGAACGAAATGTACTTCAATCAGTTGGAGTCATTTCCGGAATCAAAATTCAAAGATATGGTGGACGGCAGTAGTTCTTCATTCAACGAGATTGAGAATGGAGCGACTTACTCGGCACCGCCGAAGGACACATTGAACAAGAGCAGTTACTGGAGAAAGTGAGGTGAGAACAGATGGCGAGTAACAGAAAAGAAATAGGACGTGTCGGACAAAGACGGTACGGGGGAGTAATTTATGAGGAGTTTCTGCCTGAGTTGGTAGGGCATAGAGGAATAGAAACATTCCGGGAAATGTCAGAAAATGACGATGTGATTGGAGCTATTCTTTATGCGATTGAGATGCTGGTAAGGCAGACTGAATGGAATGTAGAACCGGGAGGCAGCTCAGTAAAAGACAGAGAGGCGGCTGAGTTTGTGCGTTCCTGCATGGATGATATGCAGAATACATGGGTAGACACGATATCTGAAATCCTGTCCTTCCTCACCTACGGTTGGAGCTTTCATGAGATCGTCTACAAGAGGCGCATGGGAAACACCAAAGATACCCGGACACGGAGCAAATTCAATGATGGGTTGGTCGGATGGGCGAAAATACCTATCAGAGCACAGGAGACTTTGTATCAATGGGAGTATGACGATGCAGATAATCTGGTGGGAATGACACAGATGCCACCACCGGACTTCGGCCTACTTACGATACCAATGGATAAAGCGATGCTCTTCCGGACAAAGGCAAGGAAGGATAACCCGGAGGGCAGGAGTATTCTCAGGAACGCTTACCGCTCATGGTATTTCAAGCGCAGAATACAGGAGATTGAAGGAATCGGTATAGAAAGAGATTTAGCAGGTCTTCCAGTAATCTATGCACCGGAAGGCCTTGATATTTGGAATACAGAAGACGAGAATACCGCAAGGATTCTTGCCGGCCTAGAAGAAATGGTCCGGCAGATCAGGAGAGACGAGAAAGAAGGGTTAGTCCTTCCCGGAAATTTTAAGCTGGAGCTTTTGAGTTCTGGAGGCACAAGGCAGTTTGATACCAATGCGATTATAGACAGGTATGATACTAGAATTGCAATGACCGTTCTGGCAGATTTTATTTTCCTCGGCCACCAGCAAAACGGTTCCTGGGCTTTAAGCTCAGACAAGACAGAGCTGTTTGCAATGGCATGTGGTGCCTATCTGGATATTATCGCAGAGACATTTAATAGCCAGGGCATTCCGAATCTGATTGATATAAACGGAGATCATTTTGCTGGAGTTACTGACTATCCGAAGCTGACACATGGAGATATAGAAGATGCAGACATTGCAAAGGTATCTACATTCATTAAAGACATGGTTGGCATCGGTGTTCTGGTTCCTGATGATGGCTTGGAAGATTATGTACGTCAGATTGCAAAATTACCAGAGAGGACAGAGGACACCAGAAATATTGATGATAAGAGGCACGAACAGCAGAATCAGAATGAGCCGCCAGAACCCGAAACAGCCGCAGGCAAGGAATCGGAAGAGGGGGACGAAGAAATCCTGGAAGACGAGGTAAAAGCGGCTAAAAAGCGATTGGGGAGAGTGATAACATGACTTTCCTAATTAGACCGCCGCACAGGGTAAAAAAGAGTCGGACAAAGAACGCCCAGACAATTCTTGACCGGTTAAAGAATTTTCTGGATCACAACACAGACGAGCCGGTAGAAATTCTTTGTAGTTTCTGGGAGGACCAGAGCAATGCCGTTACCTATCACGAATTGCGGGATGCGGTAAAGGCAGGAGAGTTCAACCAGAGGCAGTTCGAGGAATGGCAGCAAGATTACTCTGTGTTGGTTGCGGAAAAGCTGACACCGATATGGGAAATGGCAATGGCGGCTGGACCTGCGGGACAACCGCTGTTTGACAACCTATCGTTTAGCATCAACACGCAGAATCCGGGAATTGCAAACTGGATAAAAGAACGTGGTGCAGAGTTTGTAACATCGTGTAGCGTAGAACAGAAGAAAGCTATTCAATCACTCCTGGCAAAGAAAATTATCGAAGAGCACACGGTTGACGAGCTGGCACGCTTTATTCGTCCTTGCATTGGTCTGACGGATGGAGATACAAAAGCTGTCTTGAAATTGTATGACAGCGTAGCAGAAAAACTCAAGACAGAGCATCCGAGAATGAAGCCTGAGAGCATCAGGAAGAAAGCGCTGGACGCTGCGCAAAAATATGCCGAGAAGAAACACAGGCAGCGGGCATTCACAATCGCACAGACAGAACTTGAATTTGCCTACAACAGAGGAGCTGATTATGGCGTAAGACAAGCACAGGAAGCTGGCCTGCTAGGAACCACACGGAAGCGCTGGATCACATCCGGCGATGATGCGGTTTGCCCCACATGCGCAGCCTTGGACGGAGTTGAGATTGAAATGGATGATAATTTTGACTTCAAAGGACGGTTGCTGTTTGCAGGACACAAGATGTTGCCTCCAGCACATCCGAGATGCGCCTGCGCTGTAGAGTATATCGAAGTTGATCCTCCAGTATTTTCATGAAAGAAGGTGAGAAAAATGAGAAAGTTTTCTGAAATGGTACAGAAATCCGGAGAGAAAATTCAGATAAAGCCGAGGGAATCACCCAGAACAGTTGTGAAGGGACGATTTAAAATCAGCAAGTCAGACAATGAAAAAATGTTGGCTTTTGGTTGGGCCAATGTATCGGTCCGGGCCAATGGCGAGGTTATTGAGGACTGGCAGAAAGACATTGTTGAGCCGGAAGATTTGGAAAAGGCTGCTTATAATTTCGTGGAGTTCTATCGTGAGGGCGGAGAAATGCACGAAAGAGGAGGTGCAGCGGTTCTAATTGAGAGCGTAGTATTCACAGAAGAGAAACTGCAGGCAATGGGAATCCCGGAGGGAACACTTCCTGTTGGTTGGTGGATTGGATTTCATGTAACCGATCCGGATGTATGGGAAAAAGTCAAAGATGGTACATACCCAATGTTCTCCATCGAAGGAGAGGCCGAGAGAGTAGAAGCAGAAGACGAAAACACCGAATAAAACAGGGGCGTATTGAGTTTTTCAGAGCGTCAAACCTACCAACTATACCTACGAAGCTGTCAAAACGGCATAGGTAGCCCCTTTTTAGGGGATTTTCCAGATAATCAGGGAGACATCCGTAAGGGTGTCTTTTTGCATTATAAAAATCAAAGAAAGGAGGAGCTGCATGGCAACCAAATTGAAAAACCTTAAAGTCACAAAGGTAGATTTTGTGGATCAGGGAGCCAATCCGGATGCTCACATCATGCTTTACAAGAATAAAAGTGGAGTACCAGGAGCGGAATCTAATTCACCAGAACCCGAAGAAAAAGGAAATGTCTGGAAACGCCTTTTCGGAGCTATTGCAAAAATGGCCGGCATGAAACCGGAGGAGTTAGATAATGCGGTAGAGCAGATAGAAAAGAGCGGTTCAGAAACGTTTGCAGATAAAATGGCCCAGAGGAAAAATCAGAAAATCGCTGATGAAATGTGGGACGTTTGCTTTGCATTGCATTCTTCGCTCTGTTCTATCATGTGGGACGAAGAGCTGGATAGCACCAGTGCTTCAACATCCATGCTGGAAAGCCTGGATGATTTTTACTCAGTAGCAAAAGAATCTGTAAGCCAGTGGGCCAATGGCAAAGCAACAGGGATTGCAAAGAGCGACGAAGAAATCACAGCAGATAGTCTGGAGATTATGAAAGCTGCTCAGAGCAGGTTATCTGAGGTAATCGAAAAGGCTACAGCTGAACCGAAGAAAGAAGAACCTGAAAACAAGGAAGACCCGAAAGGAGAAGATGAAATGAGCAAGATCGACAAGAGTAAATTGACAGATGCGGAGAGAGCATTTCTGGAAGATATTGAGAAACGCTGCAAAGTGGAAGAGAGCGCACCTGCCGAGGAGCCTGAAAAAGAGGAGAAGAAAAAGGATGATGCCGTTACAAAGGCGCTGCAGGCTCTTGGCCTGGGAACACCTGCACAGCCGGAAGAATCCGAGGATATCTACAAAGGAATCCACCCTGCGCTGAAAGCAGAGCTTGAATCCCTGCGGAAGTTCAGACAGGATACGGAGGAAAAGGAACTCCGTGAGGTGGCGAAGAGCTATGAGATCATTGGAAAGAAAGAAGAGGAGCTGTACCCGGTTCTGAAAAGCATCAAGGCTGTAGGCGGAGACGCTTACGATCAGTTGATTGCGGCTCTGGATGGTGCCAAGAATGCGGTGGAGAAATCTGGTGCATTTACGGAAATCGGGAAGTCTGGCTACAGACCATCGGCCACCCCTGTCGTGAACGAAAATTCTGCAGAGGCGAAGATCAGTGGTATTGCGAAAAGCTATGTAGAGAAGGACCCGACTATGAGCTATACGGATGCTGTTGCTAAAGCATGGGAGGACAATCCGGAACTCATGGCCGCATACGAAGAAGAAGCTGGATTTTAAGGAAAGGAGGTAAGCATGATGAATAGAAATTTCAATGGAGTACAGATCAACCAGAGCGTGACTATCGTTGAGCAGGCGGGCACAGATATTGCCGACTGCCGTAACAGAATCATGGTCTATGACGATGCAGGGAGTGTGGTTTTGGCGACAGACGCTACCAAAGTGCCGGTTGGTATTGCCCTAATCGAAGCCGGATACAACGATATTTCTGGAACGGAATCCGGAAAAGTGGTGAAGGGCGATGATGTGGATATCCAGATCAAGGATATCGGATACGTCATTGCCGGAGAAGAAATCGCAAAAGGCGCAGAAGTGGCCGCAGGAGCAGACGGACTTGCTGTCACAGCGGCTTCTGGAAATTATGTTCTGGGAATTGCCTTGAACAAGACAGCTAAAGACGGTTACTGCAGAGTGCAGATCGCAAAATATCAGAAAGCGTAAACAGGAGGTAGAACAGAATGAAAAGAACAGCAGCAAGTATTCAGGTAGATATTGCAAAAGGTCATTTCAAGCCGCATACGGCATTATCTAACATGGCTCTGGCATACTACCAGAACGACTCAAATTACTTTGCAAGAACGATCTTTCCGATTTGTCCGGTAACGTTGTCCTCGGATAATTACTACATTTTCGACAAGGAAGATCTGTTGCGTGATGATTGGCAGAGAAAACCTGCATATGGCAAGGTTGATCCGGCAGTGCTTTCCGAGCATACGGATACCTACGCTTGCCAGGTGGATCAGATTATCATGGGTATCGACCAGATCAGGCAGACGGACCTTACCAGAAGAATGGGGCCTGCATCCCGTGATCCGAAGCAGCAGAGAACCAGAGCGATTTCTGCAAAGGCAAATATCCATCAGGACAATATCTTTGCGAGAAATTTCTTCAAGGCTGGCGTATGGAGCAATGAGGAAACGGGAGTTGATTCCACAGCTCCGGGAGAATCACAGTTTATCAAATTTTCCAATGGCAACTCCGATCCGGTTGCTTATATCAACGAGAAGAGCACGGAGATGGAGGAATCTACCGGACGCAGACCGAACAGACTGGCTCTTGGCGTGAACGTATATAATGCGCTGAAAAAGCATCCGGCAATTCTGGAGAGGGTGAAATACGGTGGAACAACTGCAAACCCGGCCAGCATCAATACGAATGTACTGGCGCAGTTGTTTGAGATGGAAAGAATCTCTGTACAGCGGTCCATTATGAACAAAGCGGCTATGGGAGAAGCACCGAAGATGTCCTATATCGGTGATCCGAACGCATTCCTGCTGGCTTATGCAACAGATTCACCGGCTGTTGACGAACCGTCTGCGGGCTACATCTTCACATGGGATATGCTCGGCAATGGAAATATCCTGCCGATCTTGAACTACCTCGGTGAACCGGGTACTCACTCTGAATTTGTCGAAGGTCTGATGGCAGCCGATATGAAGAAGACAGCTGACGATCTGGCAATGTTCTTCAAGGATGCTGTGTAAGGGAGGTACGGCTATGAAGCTGATAGCAAAAAAACCCTGCAGTTTTGGAGGCAGGCAATTTTACATCGGAGATTCAATTCCGGAAGAACTTGTAGCTGAACCTTCCGTTCAGGAGCACATGGGAGTGCTTTCCGTTGTTGCGGACGAAGGGATTCAGGAGGGCATACTTCTGGAAGAGGATGGATTTGCAGGCAAGGTGATTGTTCCCATTGTAGGGAAAGAAGACGGAGATACTGCCGAAGTCATGGCTGTTCCTTTAACAGAGGGAGAAGTCCAGAGCGTATTTTCAATCATGCAGATGGGCGTTCCGGAGGCAGAAAAAGCCATCAGTGCGGTTTCGGAGGAAAATATCCTGATTGTGCTTCACGCCTGCGATTCACGCTCCGGAGTAAAGAAAGCGGCTCAAAAGAGAGCAGACACTTTATCTATCCCGGAAGAGAAAACGAACGAATCCGTAGGCGGTAACGACTTTACAGAGGAATCTACTGACGAACATAACACAGAAAAATAATCTGGAGGTGATCCCTTATGGCAAAAGGCAATTACACCTATGAACCTGGGAACATCACAGAATCCGGAAAAGACCGAATGAGGTTTGAATTAGGAGACACAATGACAGAGGGCGGTTCTGATACGTGCGCATTGACGGACGAAGAAATTGGAGCCGCCCTCGGTATGTTTCCGAAAAGCTGGAAGCGTGCAAAACTGGCATTGCTGGAGAGCATTTGCCGAAGATTTGCTTATGAGGTTGATACGAAAGAAGGACCGCTTTCATTTTCGCTGTCTGATCGGGCGAAGTTATGGAGAGAAGATTACGAAAAGCTGAAAAAAGAGGTCGAATTGGAATCCATCAGTATTCCGAGTCCTCCAGGATCAGAGAGAGGAAAGCGTCCGTATTTCTATACCGGAATGATGCAGAACAGGAGAGCAGGGAGGCTAGATAAAAAGTGAGAAGGTCATACATGTATCTGCGGCCGGGAAATCTATACAAGGATTTTATCATCGAGGAAAACACTGCCGCAGTTGGAAGAACAGGCCGGCCTCAAACCTCTTATAACAGCGAAGGGAACCGGATGCTACGGGGAGCACTTGCAGAAGCGACACCGAAACAGAAAATCGAGTGGCAACAACTGCAGCATCCGATTACCCATACGGTTGTGCAGGATGGCAGACCAAAGGCGAAAGCAGAGGACAAGCTGGTACTTGGCAATCGTGTATTTCTTATCCAGGGGCTTGAAGAGCCGGGGAGCATTGGAGTTTGTACAATCTATTATGTTGAGGAAAGGGCGGATGTGCAGTGAAGCTATGGATTGATACATCTGCCCTTGGTACGGCAGGAAGAGCGGTACAAGCAAAGGTTGGAGAAATGAAAGCCAGGGTAAATCAGCAAGTATTGTCGAGAGGAACCAGAGCAGTCAATCAGTTAAGAAACGCAGAGCTGGAAGTGTTGAGAGGTCAGGGCGGCGGCAGGGTGTACCGAAAGCCACACAGCAAGGCAACTTACACAGCATCAGCTCCCGGACAGCCTCCGGCAAGAAGGACTGGGAATCTACGTCTTCATTGGAGTGGGAACGTTACTGGCGGTGGTGGAAACATCAAAATTGAACTGGAAAGCCAGGAGCATTATGCAGGGTATCTGGAAAACGGTACAAGCAAAATGGCACCTAGGCCTTTTAAAGACCGGATCACTCAGAAAGCATTACCGGCCATCAAAGCAATTTTTAATGAGCCGTATGTATAGGAGGTGCAATTTTGAGTTTATTAGTAGAAAACACGAATAGCGTGTTTAACACCGAGGCAATCCGAAAAGGTTTTCTGATTAGTGCGAAGCATAAATGTTGGGAAGAGGCGAAGACAGGAATTGTCTCGGCAGTAGATCAGCAGACGTTAAGAGTGCTGCATCACCCGGCAATAGCGAATGTTACCTGTTTTTTTGAAATACCTGTTGCAGAAGTAGCAGATGGAGTATGGGAGATTCGTTGGTCGGAGAATTTATCGGTAATAGAGGAGTATGTTCCGGGAGGTGATACTGGCAGTGACGCTTGACGAGTTAATCTATCAGAGATTCTCTTCCGTGAAATGCTTTGAGGAGAATTTGGCAAAGTATGCAGGTAACCCGGCAGTATTCTATCAGATTGCTCCGGATGATCGGCAGAAAAGCTGGAAGGGTGCTCAGTATCCACGAATCGTATATACGATTGACATGCAGGCAGACGAGGAGAGGAAAAGCGCTGGCGTTATGCAGGTGGATTTGTATTGCGATGAAGCAAAGACTTTGCCGGAGGACATAGAACCGCATATCAGAGAATGTTTGAAGAACCTCATTGTGAAGCCAGAAGGAAATTCACATTTTGCTTTCGCATGGGCCAGGACAGAAATGTTTGACATGGAAGGAACTGGTAGAGACAGAGGCGTAGTAACCAGAATTGCGGGAGCTACGCTTAGATTTGACATTCTGGAATACAGCCTGCAGACAACGAGCAATCCTGATCCGGCGCAGGCAGTACAACGGTGGCTGAAAGAATTGGAACCGGATTGCATGGTAATAGGCGAAAACAGAATAGAGTCATTTTATGAGCCGAGTGGAGAACACCCGGCTTTTTACGTGCGTATTCAATCGTACAAAACGAACAGGTCAACATATGCGTTGACATGGGTGGACTGTATTTTTTCGGTCCATGTGATTGCGCCGGAACCGGAAATGCGTAACAGCTGGTCGAGGTATCTGGCAGATAGCCTCCAGCGGGCGGGAGAAGTGATGATGCTTGACGATAGCCCGATGCTTATTTTCGAGGTATCTGTTGAAAACGCAGCTGACTATTTGACAAGAGGGCAGATCACGGTTAAGGCGCAATATTCAATTCCGAGACTCGAAGAGTGTATGCACCCTTTGAGGAAAATAAATATCGACAAAAAGGAGGAGCATTAGCATGGCAACAAAGAAGAACGCAGAAGCCGCAAATAAAGCCGAGAATAATGAGGCTGTAAATTCCGGCACGGCTACTGAAAAAAACGAAGCCACGGGCGGTAACGCAGTGAAAAAGGCAGAGAACGAATCTGTTTACACTGTCAACGAGTTTGTAAAAGCATCGAAAACTGCTTTCGACAAACCGTATAGCCCGGATATTGTTCGTGCAGCAATGAAGATGGCGGGAAAAACAGAGGCAACCAAGAGTGAGGCCGCTGAGATTATCAAGAGATTCTTGGGAAAAGAAAAGGAGGAGTAAAATGAGCGGAACTTGGAAAGTAGGAGAAACCAAAGATCGTCCTGGCGTATATAGGCGTTCCGAAAATGCAGGAGGTGTAGAAGTTGCCGGCGCTGCAGAGCATGTCGGACTGGCAGTAGTAAAAGGTACATGGGGACCTCTGAACAAAGCAGTGAGGACCGAAAATGGTGATGATATCGCAACGATCATTGGCTCTGGCAGCGGGGCAAAGGTGATTACAGAACTTAGGGCCGCAGGAGTCAATGAAATTGTCGTTGTGCGTGTAGG